AAGGTGTATTAACAGGTGCTGGTGCAAAATTACTTGAACTTTGACCGTCTCCATTGACCATTTCTGTCATGTGAATCCCTTCTGACTGTTAACCCCGTCACGGTAATGCCTCTCATGTCGTAAGAGTCCCGTCCATTTTGTCGTCATGATACGCATGGATGCGCTGGCTGTTACCCCGCCACGGTGATCGGCTTTGGTTAGCTGACCTCTGCCCCCTGCCTAACGAACAGGTCTCGTCTATTTGTCCCCGATAGATCGGTTACACATATTTTAACATTGACTAATGTTCTGTCAACATATAGATTATCGGCTTTTTTCTCTTTTACTTATCTCATCCTGTATATACCACGCGGCTTTCTTCAGGTCTTCGAGGGTATTACCCTTCAATTCACATCTCCAAAGGTACTTTATGGCATTCCCTATATTGAAGGAAAGATGGCGGGTAACATCGATGCACTCAATAGTTCTGCCACAAGCACATTTCGCTCCGCTATTATTATAGTGCGGAGGATGATTAACTGGATCAACAATTCCAATCGGAGGTTGGTTAGCATGTCTTTTTTGCAATCCTTCCAGAAATCTTTCTTCTTCCGTTGTTCTATCTGAGGTTCTAACCTTTTCACACGATACCATTTTTATAGCTCCATCCATAAGTGAACATCCACAAACAATACAATCCCGCATGCCCCAAGGGTTATCCTCGGCATGGCAGAAACACCGGCAATCAGCGCTTGTGTTCGTTTTCGATAATTTCCTTGCATTCCCCACAAACCCAGCCATCCAGCTTCTTATCCCAGTAAGCTTTCCCCTCAATCGGGGCATCGCAGTACTCGCAGTCATGTTTCATTTCTTCCTCATCCCTTTCAAGGTTTTAGCCAGATTCGCTTCCTTTCTGATGGTGGGATTCTTGCTGTGTTCGGCCTTTTCCAGTTTCTTCTCGGGGATCTTCTGGCCTTGTTTTACGCCAAGTTCCCGGTGTAGCTTTCCGGGATGCTTTATTGCACCCTTTATCCATTTCTCAGCCATTTAATAATCCCCTTATCGTTTCTTGGATTTATTGTTACTTAAGGGTTTACCCTTATCGCTATTGGAGTTTGGCTTTTTGGGGCGCATTGGCTCTTCATAGGACGGTTTGACAGGTTTCGATGGCATTGGGCTTGATTTCCGTTTCATTGGTTTTACTCCTTAGTTGGTTTTAACAATCCAGTCATTCGCCAGCATATCGTCCACTGACGGGGTATAAATATCCGCATTCGTTGCATTCACGCTATCCTTGCGGATTATCCAGATATAACCCTGTCCCGGCATAATGCATACGTATAAGCCTGTCCATGGGGTTCTTATCATTCGCTTGCCATTAATCATGTTATTAACCGCATCGGTGAAATTCATCATTAATGGACTCCCTGACGTTCTGCATGGGTTTGCGTTCTATTCTCATGGTGAACCTTGTGATGAACCTCAAGCGCCTCCTTGAAGTGTCTGTGGTTCATATCCTTTCGCTTCATGGCTAAATCCACCTGCTTGGAGAAACGTTCGGCCTCTGCCTTTATTCTTTGCGTCATGCCATGGTCTTGGGCAATCGCGGCATCCGTTAGCAGCTTCATCTGATCCTGCTTTAGCTTTGCCACATCAATCTGGAACTGGGTCTGCTGTTTTTGCGCTTCCATTTCCATCTGCTGGCCTTTCTGCTGAACTTTAGCCATCTCGACCTTGTTGCGCATAACCATCGGATTGTTCTGCATCTCCTGTTGCTGCGCCTGTTGCGCCATTTGTTTCTGCTGTGCCAGTTCCTTAAGCCAGTCATCCACCATAAGCTTGAGCTGGTCAATACCCCTAATCTCGATGTTATCAAGCAGCACGGGCAAGCCTTTCTCGTTCATGAACTGGTCGAATAGTTTGGAGGTTCCCATCAAGCCCAGCAATTGCTGGAGCGCCTTGGACTTCTGAATCTGGAAGGAAACGCCTGCTTCCACCTTCACATTGAGAACATTGGCATCGTAGAAGAGCGGAACGCCCTCTTTCTGATTTACCTTCACATAATCGTGCTTGCCATCGATTCCCATAACAGGAACGGTGCGCGGGGTTTTGTAATACTTCGGAATCAGGTCTATGACTATTTCTGCGATTCTTTGTAGCCCTTGTAAAAAACCCACAAGGTAAGGCATTGCAGCGGCATTAGACTGAGTAGCTGCCTCCACGATAGCAACACCAGAAAGCTGATTGTCATTAATGCCCAGAGAGGCATCGTAACTGCCAAGAATATTTTGTATAAGGGAATCGGTTGATGCGAACGTCTGAACAACCTCTGGAGGAGTTGGAACACGTTGAACCTCTCTTATGGGGTTAGGAATTGGCTTGTCTGGGTCTTGTTCAAAGAATGCGTTAAACACCATATTCGATGGCTTTTGCATGTCCTTGTAGGCTGCAAGCCAGTCCATTTCCTTGGGTAAGGCTTCCTTTGCCACAATGAATTTGTGCTGGACGATGTTTTCCATTTCATTCGCAAGCGTAATACCTGCAAAGTTTTTAAGCTTTTGAGCGCCTTTTGCATGATATATATACGGTCTTGTCATCTGCTGGACAGCCCCGGAGGTCTTTGGGTTCTTCAGCATAATTGAATTACCGTCAAAGAAGACTAGCGGGAAGTAGGTGAAATCCGTCTCTGAGTACTCGATGACTTCGGTTTCAATGCAACGATATCGACAAACGGTTTCGAGCTGCGTCCATCGACTTTTTCCCTTAACTGCTGGCAGCTGAGCAACAACACCCATACGATCCCAATCTTCAGCCATTTGTTCATATTCTTTCACCGTCATGATCTGGTTGTTAACGAGCTGGAGAATCTTCACGTCGCGTTTCTTCTTTTCGTAGAAGTCGGCGACCATTAGCGTCTTTTCGGTACCATTCAGATATGACCAGTTATACCCTGCAAACGACCGGTTAAAGCTTATCTTGCTGGTGTCTATATCCTTGAATTCGGGTATCTCCTTGAAGGTTTCAATATCGTATGGGCGCAGTTCAAAACAGAAACGACCATCGCCTTTGTGCGAATAGCGTGCGGTCTGATCCCAACCTACAAGGCAGGGATCGTAGGCACGGTCGAATATGAGGATCTGGTGCATTGCCATGGGATGCGCCCAGTCGGTATAAAGCTTGCCAACGGAGAAGCCTCCGCTGTAGATATCCTTCATTATTTCCCAGCGAACATGCTGGTTCTTTGAATCCCTTAGCAGATGGCGAACGTGCTGCTCAACCACATGGACTGTCAATGGATCAGCCTGATCCTCATCTTCCGAGGAAACGCTAATGGCAGGCTCCTGCTTTGAGAATTCGCCCATCAGCCTTGATATATAGGCTTCGGAGACATTGAACTCAATCTGGGGCTTTGATAGCGTGGTTAGAAGGGTGATATCATCCTGCGTAAGCGATGTTTCAAAGACAAAGCGCCGGAACTCGTTAAACCTGTCATAATTTGGCTTGAAAGCCTCATAGGAGTTCTTGACACTTTTCTTGATTCTTTCCAGTTGATCCTGATGGGTTTTAGCTACTGCCATGTGCTTTCTTCCTTAAAAAGTCGATCTGATGCTGTCCTTGCATCATATTTGCAGCCAATTGATTATAATCCACCTTTGCAGCCACTTGGTGAACTATTATCTTGTCAATAAATGCCGCATTCACTGCATCGTAACAGGTATCTGCGATATCGTCGAAACGATGGGTATTATTCGCGGTGATATCTGTCATGTGCGTTAAACACATTTTCGTATGTTTTGCAAGCAATGGCAATGAAACTTGCTTTGCGGCGATGTATTGCTGCATATCAATGAAGCGCTGGGTCTTTGAGCCTGATTTGGATGTGCGGTCTATTCCTATCACCTTCAATCCCTGTACGTTCTTTAATACCGATACGAGGGTTACCCCTGTTGATTTCTTCTCAATAATGGCGCACTGGGGTTTGACCTTGAAGGTCATGCAGCTACTCCAGAAATCAAGGAATTCCGCCTCAAGGTCTTTAGGCTCAATCTGAATCTCCCGGCAATCCAGCCAGTGAATGGCAAATAGATCGGGTACTGCCTCGTTCTTTATCTTGATCTGGTAGATTCCCCAGAACGAAAACACCGTCTTGTCGTTCCATTCCTTCTCGGTTTCTGCGGTATCAACCGTAATGAAACTTGCAAGGATTTCAGGACAATGTTCAAGCTGCGGGAAGTGTTCCTCGCGGTATAAACCACCACCTGCGGGAATGGGATCCTGCTGGTACTGGGAGGCAAATACATAGGGCTTGAACTGCTTCATCTTGAGGAGGGTTTCACGCGGCATGACTTCCGGGTAGCGTGCATTGCCTGCATCATCCAGTCCCTTGATAATAACCTTCGTCCAGTTATTACCATCCTCACCGTTCATCAGGTAGGTGAAGAGATCATCCTGATGAAGTCTTTGTCCGATGACAACGATGGGGACATTGTGACCACGACAACGTGGGGCAATCGTCTCGATAAAATTTCTTTTGACCTTTTCTCGGATAACGTCACTATGTACTTCGTCTGGTTTATGGATATCGTCAACGAAAACGCCTCCCGAATAACGATCCAGACCAGGAAGGCCAGCATCACGACCT